TTCCATGATACCGTTCACAAATGCATCCTTTGCAGACGGGTCCGCAACTATGTCGGCAGGGGTCGCAAGAATGAAATCATCCTGCACTTCTTGAACACCTTTAGACGGTTTTAGTGAACCCATACCTCTTGACGAAACGCCTAAAGAGGCTTCCTGTTTGAGGAATTCCTGCACAATCTTTCCACTTGGTGTGTCTAAAACCAATGCCTTACCAACAAAATTGTTACCATCTTCAACCAATTCTTTGATCATATGTGATACACGGTCAAGATTAATGGTGGGACCTTCGGGATGACCTAACTCACCATAAGCACGGTTCTTTTTGATGTTCTCTTTGATATATCTAGTGACTTCTCGTTGTAGAATCTCTTTCTTATACAACCTACCATTGCGGTTCTTTTCACCAGACTGCATAAAGATGCCCTGAAGGTAGTAGTTCTTACCTTCACCACCTTCTTTTGCTTCTGTAACCACTTCTACTTCTTCGCACATTTCGGTTATTAGTTTCATTGGTTTAGTTCCCCGTTGGTGTTTCTGGATCAAATGTGGAGGATTTGTGCATCCTGAGAATAAGACACCCATTAGCATTTGGACTCATTGTGCAAACAAGGTTGGATACCTGTTCGCCAGCATTTTCAAGAACGATAGGTTCTTGATATAAGTCCCATCTGCCTGTACCTGTAAGAGTTAGTACGACATTTGCCCCTCTTTGGATAGTCCATGTACCAGAATTATTAGCAGACCAAATCACATTTGAGATGTGCATTGAATTGACGGTTTCGCCTGCAACATTGGCTTCATGGAACCAGCTTTGCCCAGTATTATTGAATCTGTAGGTAACGTATCCACCTTTGTTACCTTTGTTAATGACGTTATGAGAAGCCATTTGAAACTCTCCCTAACCCACGTTATCAAAAGCAAAGTCAACCATCTTCAAAAAGGCTTGCGGTCCTTTTGAGAGGTTCTCTCTGTATTTCTTTTGATTTTGTGGCTTTAGAGCATCATGAACTTTAACAAGAGCACCAGCTGTTGTGGTATCTACATCAAGGGTCTTTCTATTATCAAATTTTACACTTTTCCGTTGGCGTCTTTTGACAATATCCAGTAAGGTATTATACACATCTTCAGTGATTTCACGTTCTTCCATGGTATCAGGCGCTTTGGGCTTCGCACTTTTTTGGCCCGGAACTTTATCAGGCTCTATAGGTTCATCTGTACCCTTCCAATTCTTATCTACATAGTCAAAAAACTTCTTCTTTGCTTCATCAGACTTGAGGTCAGCAGGAGAATCTATCTTAAACTTCTTGAGTGCTTTCTCAAAAAACTTTTGGTACTCGTCTTTCTCCTTTGCTTCTTTAAGGTCCTCGGATACAACATCTGGTAAATCTGGTCCAACTGGGTCCCTTGAACCACTAAAAACGTGTTCATTACCCTGAGGATGTCTCATAAAATGGACAACATGCTTCTTGAGAAATTCTCTTTGAGCTTGTCGGTTGTCACTTGTTTCATTCTGTGGATCATCATGTACTAATTTCAATTCTCGACTATCTGGTGCTTCTAAAAGTTCGTCACGTAACGATCTAAAGTTTTTCATTTTTGTCCTTGTTCCTTATACAGCAGCATCTTGTCTATCTTCGATGCTTTTGATAATATCAGCAGTAGAATGGGCTTCTCTACTCTCTAAGCTAATTTTGAACCCTGCCTTTTTAAGGCTACCCATAAGACCCTTAACATCATCTACTTCTCCGAACATAATGGTTTCTTCAACATGGTCTAGTTCAGCAAATCCCATATTCTCTGGAGGAAGATTTTTGTTCATCCATAATACGGCTTCCTGAGCTTTTTCATCACTACCAAATCCTAACCGAAGAAGTTTGGCCGGGTCTGGTGCATCAGGAGCCACTTCTGAGACAAATTGTTTCTCACTCAATTCAGTTTTTTCAAGATTACTGTCAACTTCTGCTTCAACTTTTGGTTCGTTGAAGTAAGTACCAGAGATTTCCATACGCTTTACATCTAACGCATCCTTAACTTTATCTAAAAGTTTCGTATTGATACCATCTTTAAAGCCTGATGCATCACCATCCAAAGCAGATTGTATTAAATCTTTTGTGTCCATCATTAATTCTCCTTGTCTATACTCGTATATTTATAATAATTCTGTTTTATCAGTATGTGGAACTCTTGTGCAGTCTAAGGATAAGACATCCATTAGCATAATGTTATGAGATGACATGACTTACTTAGGAACTCCTGCACCACCTGGGAACTCAGCACCACTGAACGAGCCCAGATTATCATCATCAGAGTCAGATTCTCCTCTTTCGTCTTTCATCTGTTTCTCTAGTTCTTTAATATCGTCGTCGCTCTGGAAGAGAATATTCTTCTTGACCCATTCTAAGGAGAAATAACGACCAATATAGTTGTCAACTTCCATTAGAATTTCAAACCTACTTCTGAGCATCTCTTGGTTTTTCAGTTCTTCAAAGTAGTTATCCCGTTTGAAATCATAATGGATTTGCTCTTTGATTACCTTCCAATCTTTTTTGTTGGTGACGCCTTTAAGGACAAGTTGCATCTCAAGCAATTCATCAAATAGGATAGAGAACCTTGCACGTAGTCTATTGATAAACTTAGAGAACTTAAGCTCATCTCTAGTGATTTCTGAAGCTCTGCCGATATTAAACATACTGTTTTCGGTGTCTAACCTGGACACAGGGACATTCAGGGCTTTGTACAGTTTGTTCAGGAAAAAGTTGATGTCTTCAATTTCACCTAGGTTCTGACCTGCCTGAAGTGTAGTGATTTCTGTACCCCTATTACCTTCACGGCGAGGCAGCCAAAAATCTTCCGTCATGGTCATGAACTTTCGGTCGTCCCTAATCTCACCTGTGGAAGAATCATAAATCAACTTGTTCTTATGCTTCACCATCATGTCTCGTAGGTACTGTTCGGCCTTCATTTTTGGGAGGTTACCAACGTCAATGTAGAAAACCCGTCGTTCTGGTGCTCTAGAGATACGATAGATTGCAACTGCATCTTCCATCCATCTCAATACATTCATGGGTTTTAGAGCTTTATGTAGGTGTGATAATACTGCGATAGCCCTCTCGTCAATCAGACCAGACGTTACATAACAGATGGAGTCTTTAGAGATTTTCAAACCTTCGGGATTGTCCACCAACCCCTGTTCGTTATACACGAAAAACTCGTTGATCTTTTTGTTAAAGTGGGTGGTAAGGTTACCGATACTGCCCTTTACCATTTTCTGTTTGTCAGGTATTTCTTGTCTAATTTTTCGGATTTTTCGGGGGTCAATATACCTGAGTTCCATAATACCCTTGCGGGGTTTCTGTTCATCAATCATTATGTGGTAATACAACCTACCATCAACATACCATCGTTTGAAAATCTCATATCCTTCGTTGTCAAAGTCCAACATTTTCATAACGTGGTCAAATTCGTCTTTGATCTTCTCTTTAATTTTCTCTGGTTGTTCTACATCATCCAGATTAAGTTCAACTGCTGGAGAGGGTGGGGTTTGCTGCATGACAATGGCTTCATTAACAATATCGTCAATTGCTAATTCCGCTTCTGGTTGTAGTGAAAGGGCTCTGTATTTTGTGATAAGTTGTGCTTCGTTTTTAAGCTTCCCGGCGCCATCCATATTGACAAATGTACCAAAGGCACCGCCCTCAGCAACAACAATTGCACCATCATCTTTATCGGGAGGAGCAAAAGATTTTACTCTATCCTGTCGTTTTTTGTCTTTTACTGGGCGGGATACACTAAAACCGAATAATTCAAATGCCATATTTTAATCTCTTTATGCTAATACGAATATAGGGACATCACTATTTATATAGTAATGCCCCTATAAAACTCACTAAATCTTCAAAAAACGTTTAGGCGCCTGCGTTTCCTGTGATTCCACTAGCAATCTTCCAATAATCATACTGGAATGACACTGCATATTCTTCAATTCCTTCAGTCTCCCAAGAAAGTTCAATTGCTGCAACCTCTGACGGCCAAATTCCTATAAAATCATATGACCTTACGGGGACACCAGTTTTTGAGAATTGAGTTACCTGTGCAGAAGATTTATACATTGAAGGTGAAGCAGAACCAAAACTCCTTAGATTGGTTTCGGGACCATTAATCGCATGGGACCATTCTTCTAATGCATTTCGGATTGCAAAATCTTCATCATTAATGATTGTAACACTCCATTCAGCATAAGTTCTGTCCCCAGCCACCTTAACTTCACGGCCAAAATATTTAACCGGGATCGTACCCAAAGTAGAAGCTGGAATAGATGCAGCCTTTGCCATAAATGGTACTTGAATATCCGCAGCTGAATTTACAGGGTTAGTGATATACACCTCAAAAAGAGTAGGTCTAGCACCACCAAGCTTCATTGCACCTTGAAATAAGTTTACATTAAATGCCATTTTTGTTTAGCTCCTTTTCCTTAAAATTTTCCAACAACTTCACTAAATTCAACACCAGTTCTTACTGCCACAAAGTTCAACTGAATGAAGTTAATGCTTCGAGCAGGGACAATATAGATGTCACCGACAAATTCGTTTCTATCAATAACCTCTGGTGTATTGTTGGTTTCATCTGCAACAACTTGGAAGTCCGTGATACCACGACGACCCTGAACATCTCTCAAGAATGGGTTAACCATATTCCTAAACTGTGCTCTAGTAAACTCATCATTGAACTCAAACAGCATAAACTTAGCAGCTGTTGAAATTGCTTTCTCCAGAACAATGAACAATCTACGAACATTGATTCTGTCAAATGCACTTGGTTTTGCAAGCATCGTCTTGTCACCAAACATGATTGTTCCCTGACCGGGGAATGTCACAATAGGATTGACACCAGACTTATAAAGTAAGTCCTTATCAGCTTTTGCTGTCGGGTTATATGCAAGTTTGACAACACTCTTAATGTGTCCCCTGTTATAACCAGCAGGTGACCACCACGGGTCTCTTGAAAGGTCTGTCCTGACCATAAGACCAGCAATATCACCATTCATCGGAACATGTCTGTATAAGTCAAAATACTTATCATACTGATATTTCCATCCACTATCCATAATTGCATAAGACGATGAAGGTAACGTATTACGATATGTCACAATGTTGTCTGATTCGTTTCCCCAGTTGTCAACAACATTGGCACGAAGCGGAGATAGACATACAACACAGTCTTTTCTTACTCCAACAATGTTATTGATAAGGTGTAATGCGATAGTCTGGTTAGCATCACCACCAAGAATTAATGAAACATCAACTTCATCTGGGTCTGCAAACTTATTGTATCCCCTAATGAAGTCTGCATTTGAAGGTGCAGCTCCTCTACGACCACCAGCCAATGACCTTGTTGAAGGTTTGGA